AAGACAAAAGCAAAAAATAGTAGATTTACTTATGGACAGTTAGCAAGAGTATACAGACGAGGACAAGGGGCATATTTAAGTTCAGGTTCTAGACCAGGAGTGTCTATGAGTCAATGGGCTTTTGGCCGAGTGAACTCTTTCATAAGAGGTGGTCATTCACAAGACAATGATATAAAGAGATCAGTAAGGAAAACTCGTGGCAAAAAGAAAAGGTAGAAGACAAGTAGCATACAGTAGACACGGAGTACCAAGAAAGTACGATGAAGGAAGTAGCGCACTAGCAAAAGTTATAAAACAAATTGCTAGTCTTTATAAGCAAGGTAAAAGAGTTCCAAATTCTTTAATAGCAAGACGGATCAAGTTAGGTAAAAAAGCATTAAAGAGGAAAAGACGTGGCTAAATTAAGATTTAGAACTCGTACCATGTCAGCACATTTAAAAAAGATGTTAGCAAAACATCGAAGAGGCGAAAAGATAGGTGCTACTGCGATGGCAAGACTAAAAGCTAGAGGTCTTATAAAAAGAAAATCTGGCAAAAAGAAACGAGGACGTTTAGGAAAAAAATGATGGATTTTTTAAGAAAAATTTGGTACATTATTACTTTTCAAGATGTAAACTTTGATGGCAAAGTAGACATTAAAGACAAGATGGTAAAGGCCAAGAAAAAGAGCAAATAAAATGGCACAATGTAAATGTTGTAGCTGCTGTACTTGCACTTGTTGCGGATAAGTAAATGGCAGTAAATAAAACAAAACATAAGAGATATATTAAGAACAAAGACATATATAAAACAGCTGGAAAAGCTCGTAAAAGAGCAAGAAGGCTAGGATTAAAAGGCATACACTCTCATGGAAGAGGTTCTGAAAAGAGATTTATGCCAGGTAGTTCTCACGGAGTATACGAGAGAGCATTGAGGAGAAAGAAAAATGGCTAGAGCAGGCGGATTTTCACAGGGTCCAATGGGTAAACATAATACTCAAAAGATTCGTAAACATAAACTTCAAAGAGGCGTTACTAGAGATATGAATGCTGCGGCTGGAACATTAGTAAATACTAAGAACCCTTACAGTCCAGGAGCATTTTATACAGCAGCACCTAAAGCAATTGGTCCAAGATTCGGTAAGACAAAGAATCCACCAAGAGCAAGATTTCCTAGAAGAGGGAGAAGATAAAAATGGCACTAACAAAAGCGGAAAAAGATAAGCTAAAAAGAGCAGGATTAAGTAAGTTAGATAAACCTAAATTTACACCTAATCATAAAACAAAGAAAGCTGTTGTTGCAACAAGAGTAGATGGCAAAGTCAAAATACTCCGCTTTGGTGCACAAGGCATGGGACATAACTATAGTCCTGAAGCTCGAAAAAGTTTTAAAGCAAGACATCGAAAAAATATTGCAAAGGGTAAATCTTCTCCAGCATACTGGGCAAATAAAGTTTTATGGGCAGGAAAGGGAGGTTCTACAAAAATGCCACCCAAATCCCAAAAATTTACAAGAGGTCTTAAAAGGAGAAAGACTAGATGAAGAAAAATACAAGAGATATTTGGATAGAACAACTTATACATAAAAGTGAAACTATGTTAAAATATCTACATAAGAAAACAGAGCTTAACTCAAAAGAGCAAGAGCTGGCAGATTTATGTGCTGGCTTTATTTATTTATCTGCTTTATGCAAAGATAATGAATTTTTAGATGAACCTGATAACGAATTATTTGAAGACGTAACAATACATTAAATGATAGACATTTCAAGAAAGGATATATTATCCGACTCATTAATGCAGTTTAGTGACGATAGATTTATTAAACTGCCCATAGAAGGTTACCTAGATTTATTAGGTATAGAACCAAACTCATCACAAACAGGTATTATAAATGGACTTAATAATCCAAAATACCGTTTTATGTGTGCAGCAGTTTCAAGACGACAAGGCAAAACATACATCGCTAATATACTAGGTCAATTAGTATCTTTAGTTCCAAACTCACACATATTATTGATGTCACCCAATTATTCACTATCGCAAATTTCATTTGATTTGCAAAGACAATTAATTAAACATTTTGACCTGGAGGTTGTAAGAGATAATGCAAAAGATAAAGTTATTGAACTTTCAAACAATAGTACTATTCGTATGGGATCAGTTAATCAAGTTGATTCAGTTGTGGGTCGATCTTATGATCTCATCATCTTTGACGAGGCCGCCCTTGTTGACGGCAAAGATGCTTTCAACGTTGCCTTACGTCCGACACTAGATAAAGAAAACTCTAAAGCACTTTTTATATCTACACCTCGTGGTAGAAATAATTGGTTTGCAGAATTTTTCTATCGAGGATTCTCAGATGAGTTTCCAGAGTGGGCATCATTAAGAGCAACTTATCATGAAAATCCAAGACTATCTGAAAACGATATAGCAGAAGCAAAAAAGACTATGTCAGAGGCAGAGTTTAACCAAGAATACATGGCAGACTTCAATGTATTTGAAGGTCAAATATGGGCTTTTGACCATGAAAAATGTGTAGAGGATTTATCAGAACTAGAACTAAAACGTATGGATATATTTGCAGGAATGGACGTAGGATATAGAGACCCTACTGCATTTTGTGTAATTGCATATGATTGGGACTCACAAAAATACTTTATATTAGATGAGTACTTAGACTCAGAAAGAACAACAGAACAACACGCAGAAGAAATAAGAAAAATGATTGATAAATGGAATATAGATTATATTTATATTGATTCTGCTGCTCAACAAACTAGATTTGATTTTGCACAAAATTATGATATTACTACTATTAATGCGAAGAAATCTATACTAGATGGTATTGGACATGTTGCCGCAATAGTAGATAATGATAAGCTAATTGTAGATGGAAAATGTACCGAAACACTTTGGGCTTTAGATCAATACCAATGGGATCCTAATCCTAATTTATTAAAAGAAAAACCTAAACATAATGCCGCCTCTCACATGTCAGATGCCATAAGATATGCTTTGTACTCATTCGAGACAAGTATGACATCGTTCTAACGAGACCTAGAAAAAATAATGCTTGACTTTAACTTAAACTTCTGCTACAATTAGAACATAAGAATTGAAATGACACTAAAAAGAGATTTAGTTAAATACGTAAGAGATAAAGCAAAAGCTAAGTTTAAACGAGAGTCAGCCTGTTATATATGCGGCTCTGATGAAGAACTAGATTTTCATCATTATTACGGATTAACAGAGTTATTGGAAAAATGGATAAAAGATAATAATTTTGATATTTATAATGAAGATGACATTTTAAATCTAAGAGAACAATTTATAGACGAGTTTGAAGACGAAATCTATAATAAAACAGTAACACTTTGCCATAAACACCATTTAAGATTACACTCAATCTATGGCAAGCGTCCAAAATTAATAACTGCTGAAAAACAGCAAAGATGGGTAAAAAAACAAAGAGAAAAATATGGCATGGTATGACTTTCTACTAGGTAGAAGAAACACTAAAGAAGAAGAAAAACTAAATCCTTCTCAATACGTGATTTCAAGAAACGAAGGATTAACAGTTGATAGTCGTGAAAATATCACGAGCTATAAAAATGCGTATGAACAATTAGAAGTAGTAAATCGTGCAGTTAATATGATTGTAGATGATGTTTCCGATATACCATTTCTAGTACAAGAACAAATATTAGGCACTTCTCCAGTATTTAAAAATATAAGAAAAACAAGAGTAGACCTATTACTAAATAAAGAACCAAATCCGTTTCAAGATATAAGCACATTTAAGAGAAATATATTAGTAGATTTAATTATTGATGGTAATATATTTGTTTACTTTGATGGTATGCATATGTATCATTTACCAGCAGATAAGGTTACAATTGAAACTGATACCGATACTTATGTAAGTAAATATGTATTTGATAATAGTATTGATTATTCAGTAAATGAAATTATACACATAAAAGAAAACAGTTTTCATTCTATTTATAGAGGAGTTCCAAGATTGAAACCAGCTCATAGAACCATGCAATTATTAACAAATATGAGAAACTTTCAAGATAACTTTTTTAAGAATGGAGCAGTTCCAGGATTAGTACTAAAAAGTCCTAACACTCTTTCAGAAAAAATTAAAGAAAGAATGTTACAAGCCTGGGTCGCTAGATATAACCCAAATACTGGCGGTAGAAGACCTCTATTTTTAGATGGTGGACTAGAAGTAGATAATTTAACAGAAGTTAATTTTAAAGAATTAGATTTTCAAGAGGCAATTAAGTCAAATGAGAGAATCATTCTTGAGGCATTAGGAGTTCCACCTATTCTTATGGATAGTGGTAATAATGCAAATATAAGACCAAATCAAAGAATGTATTATTTAGAGACTATACTACCAATAGTAAAGAAAATAATGAAAGGATTTGAAAGATTTTTTGGTTTTAGATTAGTAGAAGATGTAACAAATGTTCCATCACTACAACCAGAATTAAAAGATCAAGCAGCATATTATGCTTCTTTGGTCAATACAGGTATTATGACACCTAATGAAGCTAGGGAGAAATTAAATCTTGAAGCAGTGGAAGGATTTGATACACCAAGAGTTCCTGCAAATATCGCAGGTAGTGCCAGTAACCCAACCGAGGGTGGTAGGCCAACAGAAGATGAGGAAGAATAAATATGAACAAAATGTCAATGGTAAATCAATTAGGAGAGTATTTTACAAAAAAAGGAAAAATACTTGATCTAAATGAATACAGTAGAGAAACAGATTGGCCTATGAGACCATCTGCTATAAAAAGAGTTTTTAACTCGTGGAGTAGAATGATGACTATGGTTAAAAACCATTATCCAGATATTGGAGTAGTCAAAAAAGTAGTAACCCCAAAAGTTACTCCTAAAAAATCAACTACTAAAAAGGTGAAGAAAGATGTCAAATAAAATTTTTCACTGGACAAATACATTTAAGTCTCTTGGCGAACAAGCAGATGGTAGTGTAGAAATTAAAGGACTAGCAAGCACAAACTCACAAGATAGAGCAGGTGATGTTATTGAGGTTGAAGCATGGACAAAGGGTGGTGTAGATAATTATTTAGAAAACCCTAT